GCCGTCAAATCTATTTTTATCAGCAAATGGGCCATTCACATGATTATAATGTAGAAATACTTGACCGCAAATGTTCCCGTCAAAAGGCTCTCGCCAATGTTCAAGTTCACAGCCACTATATACTAGCATATCTCCTACTTCAAGCAAGACTTTCGTGCCTGCTGGAGCGTTGGGTTTATGGATATTTTTGTATTCATCAATGACATTATTAGATCCTGTGCCATCTATAAATAGAGGCCAAGGATCTCCTCCTAAATTAAGTGTACAAGATATCTCACAACTCGGTCTATCTTTATGTCTTTTTAATATATCACCTTTTTTATAAGCTCTAGCATATGAATAAGTTGGTATTAGTTCTAACCCTGAATGTTGTTTCATAACAGGAAGCATTTTAACCATAAGAGTATCCATTACAAAATCACCATAACAAGAGAAGGTATTAGGTATTTGTTTATCGGTCCATGTTCCAAGTATCGGGGACTGTGAGTGTATGTTATTTTCATACATAAAAGCAACAGCATCTCTTTTAAGTAAGAAATAATTAAGTATAAAATTAGCCATATCATAAGATAATGCTTTTTTAATTACTTGATACTTTTGATCTTTAAACATCAAATCCTTTCTGTATAAAATTAAAACTCACAGATATCCTTATATCATTAGATTCGTTAGGTTCAACACAATGCCACAACCAAGCTGGGAATATAATTATTCTACCTTCTAATGGATTTACACGAACCTCTTTCCATAAATGTGATGGCGGTTTGCCTTCTTTTCTGTGTGGCATAACCATATGTGCTGTTGCTCTTGGATCATTAAATATTATCTGCCCAGAGTTTTTAGGTGCTTTAATATAGTACACTCCACTAAAATGACTGTTAGGATGCACGTGAGGTCTGTTATATCCACCTGGTGGGTTTATATTAGCCCACATATTTCCCATTATTGGTTTTCTATCTAACCACTCTTCTGGAAATATTTCATTCATCATTTTAAATAATTCATCTACTAAAGGTTTAAAGACAGGAATCTCATGCATATTAGTTTCACTGTGCCAACCCTTCACATTAGTTCGTATTAAACCTTTGTCTTTATCGGACCATGCAAAAACCTCTCTTTCAAAAAACCTGTTATCTAGGTTAACATCTTTAGCATATATAATTGTTGGAAAGTATGCAGCTTTAATCATCATTTAAATGGTGTGCCTCCAAACCACATAACTAAAGATTTTCTGTTGCCGCGTATTACTGGTTTTACTCTATGTCTAATAAACGATGCAAAGAATATCGCATGTCCTTGTTTAATTTTTGCAACTTTACCTTCAGCCATTAACTCTAGGTCTCCACCTTCGAACTCTGATTCAGGTGAAAGTAATAATGTCATGGATATTTTTCTAACAGGCGGTTCATGTTTCATATTAACATCATTGTCGACATGCCATTCATAAAACCCACCCTCAGGATATTCTGTGTATTGAGCGTTTTCACTTACAGTCATTCCATCAAAACCAAAGTGATTACCATTTGTAGTTTTCATAATACGTTCAATGTCTTGATACATGTCAACCATTTTTTTAAATGGTATCCAACTAATATGAGAAGTTCTAGTTTTTGTATCTATCTTTCCACCTTTAATTCCCTTGTTACTTCCAACAGATGCATCTAGTCTAGGTTCCGCTCTTCCTGCATTAATAATTTTCTGACATTGTTCAGGTGTAAATATTGGTGTAGTTGTTTCAACTATAAAAGATCTCCATCTTGGTTCTGTTATCATATTAATATCCGTATTCTACCCATCCCGTTATTATATATTTATCATTCGATAAAGGTGGGTTGCCTCTATGAACGTGTGTAAATTGTGCTGGCCAAACTAATAGTGTATTTTTTTCAGGTTTAAATCTACATTTTTGATATAAAAATTCTGTTTCGCCACCTTCAGTTACATCATTTAAATATACCATAAAAGCTAGTATTCTATTTCTTGCTTTCATTTCAGCATTTTCACAATGCCAAGTGTGATAACCTTCTCCTCTTTTAGTTTTTTGTATTTTAACTTCTAAAATATTATGTGTTGCTAGTCTTTTTAAGAATGAATATTTTTGAACATACAAAGGATACACTTCTTTAAAAAACAAATCTATAAAAGGTTTGTTAGCGTGGGTTAATGAAACATTCATGTCTCTTATAGTATCTATTGCATTATCAGACACTAGCATCTCATCTTCTCGTCTAGGATATACTGCACCTTGTTGCTCACATTTATTAAAATAATTTAAATAATCATTTATTAATTCATTAGACATAAAGTTTTTAAACAGGCCTATGTGATTATCTATAAAAAATTCTTTCTCCATCATGCTGCACCTCTATTTTTTATTGGATCAAACTGTACATCACAGTTTGCAGCAAGTGTTCTTCGAGTTTCATTAGTACCATTAAATGGATAAACTGTGTGTCTCATATCATATGGAAATATGTAAAAGTCTCTAAGATCCATTGGTGGCTGATAATCTATTTTAGCAAACTGACCGTTAGCTGCACCTAATATCTGCAGTCTACCGTTTTGTTTAATATGTGCTGCTGAATACTCTTTACCAAAAGTAGAAGGTAATTTTAAAATCATAACACTAGATAATCCAGTAAATAACATGCCTCTATGTACATGTGCTGGATTATATTCATGTTGTTTCATTTCATTAACCCAAATAGAGTTAAGGTGTAAATCATAATCTCTTATCTTATTAAAAGCTAAGTAATGTTTAAACATTTCTAAAAAGTAATTTGTTACATCTCTTGGCAACATACTATGGTTTTTCATCTTTGTTTGGTCAGCCCCATGATAAAACAATGAATGTTCATTCTCAATCTTACCTACTAACTGACCGTTTGCAGGAGCAAGATTATGAAAACTATGTTCGTATATTTGATTAATCGTACTAAATATATCAAGAGGTACTTGATATCTTAAAATAGACTGACCTAAAAATACAAAATCAAACTTTTGGTTTGTCATGCTGGGTAATCTGTTCTTTCTCTTTATAACTGCTTTCTAATTCACCAGATTTTTTAATTCTCTGTAGTGATTGTAACTGACCCATTACATTGAATATTTCAGACTCACTAGAGTTCTGATTTAATGTTTTTGCTTTTTCGTGATACTGTAATCCATATGATTCTAATTGATGAATGTTAACATCTTTGTCATTAAATGATCCATCATTAAATTCACCTTTTAATTTAGACCACATTTTAATTTCTCTCATTCTATGTTTGGCAACTTTCTCCATAGAAGCTTTTGCAAATCTACATTCATCTAAATCTATTTTATATTTAGTTGCTTTATATTCATCTTCTTCTTTTTCAATCTTTTTTTCTAACCAAGTTATTTTTGCTTCGTTTCTTCTGTAGTCAAAAGATAAATGCATAAGATTATCTAAATAACTAGATTGTTCTCTTACACACTGCCAATACTTTGAAGCTTTAGTTGGGTATCTATTATCTTGTAATACAGAAAACCTTGCTTCTGTTTCTGTTCGAAACATTTGTTTTTTGGTCCATGTATCACGAAGCTCATCTACCATACCTTTAAATGATGATAGGTCTTCTCGTGTTAATAGATTATTTAAATGTGGTTCTTCTTGTTGTATAACTTCTTTAACGTCTTTTTTCATAGCTTTATCCTTTATGTTTCTTTCTTATATATACTAATTAAAATATATTACAAGTATTAACTATCGTCAAATGTTCTTGTTACAGGACCCGGACCTGTCCATTCTTCTGTTGCTGCTGTTGAAGGACTACCACCAAAAGCTAAAGCATTTTCATTATCTGCTCCTGCACTTCCTAATGTGCTTCTTGCTGTGATTAAATCTGTTGTTTCAGTCCAGTTACTTCCATTCCATAATTCGGTCTTTGCAGTTACCGGAGGAACATTTCCTCCAAAAAATAAAGTTGATGTTTGTGTTCCATCAGCTCCTGCGGCCCCCCCTCTGGCCGTGTTTAAATCGTTAACTTCAGTCCAGCTTGAACCATTATAGGATTCAACTATTGCAACCTCACCACTGGGATTTTCTCCTCCTATAGCTAATGCTGCTGTATAAGTTTTACCTGATCCTCCCCCTGCTTGTCTAGCAGTATTTAAATTACCACCTTCTGTCCAAGAACTACCATTCCAATAATCAGTTTGATTATTACTAGCGTATGGACTTCCTCCAAAAAATAAAGCATTTGTATTATCTGCTCCTGCGCCTCTTTGGGTATGACCTGTATTAGGAGAGCTTGTTATATTTGTCCAATTAGATCCATTCCAAGATTCTGAAGTTCCTGAATATCCGTCTCCACCTGCAGCTATTGCAGATGTATATGTTCCTGCACCTCCTGCAAGAGCTCTTGCAGTATTTAAATCGTTAACTTCCGTCCAGTTTGTTCCATTCCAAGATTCTGTAATTCCCACTGCTCCTGGTGCTGGAGGCGGGCCTCCACCAAATGCTAAGGCTGCATCTTTTGTAGCGCCTGCGCTACCCATTGCATATCTTGCACTATTTAAACTATTAACTGTAGCCCAAGATCCTGCTGGTGCATAACCTTGACCTTTTAAAACATTTGAAGTTGTATTATACCAAATTTGTCCTTCAACAGGATTTGATGGATCGGTTGCTACCGCTTCAATT